AGGATCGTGGTGATGGGACGGGTCAGTTCATCTGGCCCCGCCACCGTAGACCAGATGGGAAGTGGTTTGGATTCGACAACAAGATTCTCGCAAGGAAGAAGGCGCAGTACCTGGATAAGACTCAGTTCCGCGCACAGTACTATAACGACCCCAATGACCCCGAGGGTCAGCGGATCTCCTCGGAGAAGTTCCAATACTACGACAGGAAGTTCCTCATACAGAAGGATGGGAGTTGGACCTACCAGGATGTAAGGCTCAACGTCTACGCGGCTATAGACTTTGCCTTCTCCCTACGCAGGGGGTCAGACTACACAGGTATAGATGCCAACCACAACTACTACATCTTGGATGTAGAGCGTTTCAAGACTGATAAGATCTCTGATTACTTCGCCGTGATCAGGGCAGCCCACCAGAAGTGGGAGTTCAGGAAGCTCAGGGCTGAGACTACCGTAGCACAGAAGATGATTGTTACGGACCTGAAGGATAACTACATCAAGCCCTACGGCTTGGTGCTGTCGGTAGATGAGTTTAGACCCACACGGTCTATGGGTTCCAAAGCGGAGAGGATGGCTGCCACCCTGGAGCCCCGCTACGATAACCAGCAGATCTGGCACTATAAGGGTGGCAACTGCGAGATCCTGGAGGAGGAGTTAGTGTTGAAGCACCCGCCGCACGATGATGTGATGGACGCTCTAACAGCAGCTATCGACGTAGCTGTGGCACCTTCCCGTAGATCTCTACGAGGGAAGAGAACTGGTAAGGTGCTCACGCACCACCGCTTTGGGGGAGTTCAGTTTTAATGGCTGGTAAGGTACTAGAGATTGAAGGCATCATCGGTAGGGAGAACCTAGCTACCGAGATAGCCAATCGTTGGCAGGAGTGGGAGCAACGCCGCCGTCCCTGGCTGGAGGAGAAGCTGGAGCTGCGTAACTACATCTTCCAGACTGACACCAGCAAGACGGGTAATTCGACCCTCCCGTGGAAGAATTCGACTACCATCCCGAAGATCTGCCAGATCCGGGATAACCTGCACGCCAACTACATGGCGGCTATCTTCCCCACCGACGACTGGTTTAAGTGGGAGGCACACACGTCAGACGATGCCCTCAGGGAGAAGGCAGAGACGGTAGAGAACTACATGAAGAATAAAACCCGTGAGGGCGGATTTCATGAAGTTATACGCCAACTCCTATACGACTACATAGACTACGGTAACTGCTTCGCCACCGTGGAGTACGTTAACGAGGTAGTCAAGGATGAGGAGACGGGAGAGATCATACAGGGTTACGTAGGTCCCCGTGCTGTGAGGATCTCACCCTTCGACCTAGTGTTCAACCCCACGGCACCCCGCTTCAAGGACTCCCCGAAGATCACCAGGGCTGTCATGAACATCGGGGAGCTCAAGCAGGACATCGAGGATAACCCGGAGGATGGGTGGAAGCAGGAGGTGGTGGACCGGGCCATAGAGGTACGCAAGGAGCTAGCCTCCTTCTCTAGCAACGACATCAATAAGATTGACTCCTTCTTGATAGATGGCTTCGGAGATCTCTCCGCCTACTACCAATCCAACTTCGTGGAGATCATCGAGTTCGAGGGCTCCATCCATGACCCAACCACGGGGGAGTTCAAGAAGGATGTCATCATCACGGTCATCGACCGTAGCTACATAGTCCGTGAGGTTGCCAACCCCCGCTGGATGAGGGGCTCTGCCAAGGTCCACTCAGCGTGGCGTTTACGCCCCGACAACATCTACGGCATGGGTCCTTTGGACAACTTAGTAGGCATGCAGTACCGTATTGACCATCTTGAGAACCTGAAGGCTGATGCCCTGGACCTAGCTGTCCTCCCACCCTTGGGAGTCTCGGGTAACGTTGAGGACTTCGAGTGGGGGCCGATGGAGCGTATTGACCTGGGGGATGACGGGCAGGTCATCGAACTAGGCAAGAACCTCCAGGGTGTCATAGCTGCCGAGAACGGGATAGCTGTCCTGGAGGCCAAGATGGAGGAGATGGCAGGGGCACCCAAGATCGCCATGGGTATTCGTACCCCCGGCGAGAAGACAGCCTTTGAGGTATCGACTTTAGATAATGCCGCAGGGAGAATCTTCCAGGATAAAGCCTCTCAGTTCGAGAGGGATGTTGTTGAACCCCTGCTCAACAATATGTTTGAATCGGGCAAAAGGAACTTGCAGGGCACGGACATCGTGCGTGTT